AAGGAGTGCGCACGATTTGAGCGAGTAACCTTAGCGGGTCATAGGTTGACAGATTCTTGCCTAGCTATGACTGCAAGCGACTTGGCTAAGGAGTGGGGATGCAGCCGGCAGGCGGTTGCGAAGTGGGTCAGCAAAGGCATGCCGCTTAACACTATTGAAGAAGCGTCCGCCTGGAGAGCTGCGCACTCGACACGTTCACCCAGGTGCAAGGTTGTCCAGCGGGCCGCGGCATATCCGGATCCGGCCGGTCCGGTGGCGATCGAGACGGCTATCCCGGGAGAGACGTCCGAGCTGGGCGAAGTCAGGGACAGGTCCAATCGTGCCAGGATAGCTGAGCGGGAGGCGCATAATTTATTGGATCAAGCCAAGGAAGCAAAGGATCCGCACATGGTCAGGCTGGCGCTGGACAAGGTTATCGCCACTCAGGAGCGGGCTCGGGATGCAGCCAAGGAACTTGCCGATGCCAGGGCGGTGGCCGGCATCAGCATGCTTAGATCAGAGCACGATCAGGTTATTGAACGCATGGCTGCTGAGTTTCAACGTGGCCTGGAGGGTCTAGTCAACAAGGCCAGCAAACTATCTGGAAGATCTACAGAGGAAATCCACGAGATCCTTCGAGAGGAAACCGGCCGCTGCTACGAGTCCATCCGGATCCGCATGGTCGCATGATCTCAATCGAGTCATCACCAATCAACGGGGCAAGGGCGGCAGTCAAGTTTATGCGGCCAGCCGGGACGGATTCGGTGAGTGACTGGGCTGAGAAAAGCATAATTTTTTCAGAGCGCTACAGCCCAAGTAAACCTGGCAAGGTCAGCCTCGACAGCATGCCATACCTTCGCGAGGTGCTGGACAGCGCCACTGCTCCAGGCGTCCATGAGGTAACGCTCTGCTTTGCAGTGCAGTGCGGAAAAAGCACGGCCCTGCAGCTCATGCTGGCGCATCGCCTGACCAACCGCGCCACGCCGTGCATGGTGGTGTTGCCATCGCTAAAGCTGGCGAGATCCATCAGCGCAGACCGATGGATGGAGTTGGTCAAAGGAAACCCGTGCCTAGCGAAGCTTTGCCCGGACGACGCTGATGAGATGAAGTTGGACGAGCAAAGGTTTAAGACTGGCACGGTCTGGTGGGTGGGTGCGGGGAGTGAGAGCAATCTTAGCAGCCGCAGTGTAGGCATGAGCATAGCCGACGAGATCGACAAATTTCCGGATTGGAACACCAAGGAGGCCGCGCCGTTGCAGCTAATTGGTGCTCGAATGGAATCTTTTCCGCACTGGCTGTATGTGCAGGCCTCCACCCCAACGGTGGACAGCGGCATCAATATCTGGAGCGAGTTTCTCCGCGGCGACCAGCGCTACTACATGGTCACATGCCGGGACTGTCATCATCAATTTAACTTGGAGTGGGAGGGTGTGCGCTGGGCCCAGGAAGCGTACGATCAAGAAAACAACCTGTGGGACTTTCAAAAAATAAAAGACACCACGCACTACGAATGCCCAGGTTGCCGGCGCAAGATCCAGTTCCACGAACGGGCCGAGATGCTGCGCAAGGGCAAATGGAAACCCAGCGAGCAAGGCCAGCCTGGCCGGCGCAGCTATCACCTCAACGCGCTATACAGTCCGCACAAGACGTGGGGCGAGCTGGCGGTGATGTTTATTCAAGACAAGGAAAGCATCCGCGGGCTGCACCATTTTGTGAACAGCTATCTGGCCAAGCCATGGACGCCCAACGCCGCCACTATCAAACCCACACTGGTTGAGGACATTATTAAGGCCAGTCCCGAATACCTGCTCGGAGAGATTCCGCTGATGCCCGAGGGGCTGTTTATGTCGATCGACGTGCAGCAGTCAGAGTTGTGGTTCGTCATACGAGCCCACGGCATCAACGCCGGGCGGCCGTGGTCCGCCTTGGTGGACTATGGGCAAATCATCGGATGGGATCTGGCGCTGGAAAAGTTTGCCAATAGTTACCCCGTGCGCGGCCAACCCGACAGCACTCACAACTGCCGCGGCGGCCTAGTCGATTCCGGCTACGCCGCTCGCAGAACCGGTGGCGTGTACGAGTTTGTCATCAAAGCCAACGGAAAATTTTGGGCCAGCAAAGGAAGGGCCGGGGTTCCCATGCGTAAAGTGGCCCAGCGCCAGATTATTGAACATCTTGGCCGAAAGCTGATTCTGGCTCAGTACGACGACAACGTGTTTAAAGAGCGTCTCTATATAAACAAAATTAAAGACCGATCCGGAGCTGACTGGTGGTTACCCCGCAACGTCGGGCGTGACTACATCAGCCAGCTGACCAATGAACGGCTAACCGAGCGCCGCATGAAGTTTGGTCAACGCGAGTTGGTTTGGGAACGGGTAGGCGCTAACCACCTAGGTGATTGTGAAAAGCTTATTCTAGTACTGCTTGAGCACCTGCCCGAGCAGCAAGCTAGTTCCGCCCTGGGCGGGACAACTGCTGGAGAAGCACCGTCCGCTCCTCCTCGCTGATCGACTGGTCGTTAAGCCGCTCCAGAATCGCATGCTGCACCTCTAGTTGCGCGGCCTGCAGGCTGACGTCTCCCTCTTTTTTCAGGCGCAACGCCCGCCGCCAATCCCGGACCTGGATTCCCGCCCAAACGCAGATCAGCACAAAGATGGCAAAAACAGCCAGGACGTAGTTTGTGTCGTCACTGAAAAAGTCACTGATGGCCTGTAACACCGGCACCGTGATGTCTGTGATTTTCATGCCATTATTCTTGCCCCACCGTTGACACCTTCAAGCCTTTTCGATGGCCTCCTTTCCCCGCGCTCTCTCGCGGGCTGTTGCCCTCAACGAGCTCAAGTCAGCCTCGGGGGTCACGGCCTCCGCCATCCGTAGCCTGGAAACCATGCGCGACAACGCCATGACCGGCGTCGATTCCGGCCGCGCCGTCGTGGGCAGCTCCGCCGGCGGCCAGTCCGCCAGCTTTCAGATCGACCTCAAGCCCTCCGACCGCGTGGTCCTGTTTCAGGACGCCATCGATTTTCTTAACGGAGCCCGCGTCTCCCGCACCACCGGCGCCTTCACCAATGTCTACGATTCCTAAAAAACTTTCCCTCGTCGGCCGCATCGAGGCAGGGGTGAAGGCCTTTGCCGCCGGCTACGGTGCCGGCATCTCCACGTTCCAGCCCTACGAGGGCGCCGGCTTTTCCCGCAAGCGCCCGATCATCTACGGCGCCCACGCCCGCGATTCCAAGATCGACCTGAACGAATCCACCCGGACCGAGCTCCTTAAGCTCGCCCGCCACATGTACCGCAACATCGGAATCGTCAAAGGCGCCGTCGATTCCATCGCCGCCTATTCCATCGGCCCCGGCCTGCGCCCCCAGTACCGCGGCACCGACGGCGAGTTCGGCCAGCTGGCCGAGGCCTACTGGCGCGACGTCGTCGCCCCGGCCCCCGAGGTCACCGGCCGCATGACCTGGACCGATCTTCTCATGGCCCTGTCCCGCTCCATCGATATCGACGGCGACGTCTTTGTCGTCATGACCGATTCCGGAAAGCTGCAGGTCGTCGAAGCCCACCGCGTCTGCGAGGGCGACGATTACGGCACCACCGACGGCGTGTTCCTGGGGAGGCTCGGCGAGCCCACCGCCTACCTCATCGAGGCCAACGACAACTACCGCAAGCTCGCTGCTGATCTCGTCATCCACCTCATGGAAATCGAGCGGCCCGACCAGATCCGCGGCGCGTCCGGCCTGTCCCGCGCCCTCAATCACCTCCGCGATCTCAAACTCGTCACCGAATTTGAGAAAGACGCGCTGAAGGTGCAGAGCTCCATCGCCGCCGTCATCACCAGCCATGAAGGTGACCCGCTTGCCAACACCGGAGGATTCTTCGGCAAGATCCAAGCCCGCGATGCCGAAAACGACGTCGCCCGCGAGGAGATCACCAGCTCCGCCAACATCCCGCGCCTGGCCCCCGGGGAAAAGATTGAAAACCTCGCCCCGTCCCGGCCCGGATCCAGCTTCGAGCCCTTTGCCAAGTTCCTCATCCGCGACATCGCCCTGGGCCTAAATCTGCCGCCCGAGTTCGTCTACGATCCCGCGTCCGTCGGCGGCGCCGGCATGCGCTTCGTGGTGGCCAAGGCCCAGCGCCGCTTTGAGCAGCGCCAACGCCTGCTCATCGACCGCTTTTGCAACAAAGCGTGGCGCTACTTTATCGCCCGAGCCATCGCCGCCGGGGATCTGCCCGAGGTGGAGGATTACGACCGCGTCTCCTGGCAGACGCCCAAAAGCCTCACCGTGGACGCCGGCCGCGAGGCCCAGCAGTCCCGCGAGGATTACAAAGCCGGCCTCGTCACTCTTTCCGACTACTTTGGCGAGCTTGGTCTGGATTGGCAGGAGCAGGTCGACCAGCGCAAGGCCGAGGAGATCTACGTTTCCGGCGGAGCCGGCACCCG